GGGTTATAATTGTGTCTTTAATAAATACGGTATCCCGTTTCACCAGCTCCGGATGTTGCCTTAAAAGAGTGTTCAATCTTCTTTGTGGAGAACATGAGATTATGCCAATTATAAAAAGTAGCGCCAAAATTATAAACGCAATCAAATAAAATCTTTGTACTAATTTTTCTCTCATGCCGCTAGTTTTTGTCTTAATGCTTTCCTTGCCCTGTGGATCTTTGACCGGACTGTGCCTATGGGAATGTTCATGATCTTGGCTATCTCTTCATGCCCGTAATCATGGACTACATTTAAAATAAAAGGCAACGTAAGCCCGCTTTTTGTGGATCCCAAAGCCTTGACCAAAGGATCGCTGAAACTCATATCGTATATTTTCTCCGGAACATTCCACCCCTCATGCACTTCTACATTTATGCCTTTATATTTTCCTGACTTTTTTTTAAGGCACTCGGAAAAATATTTGTGCCTGATTGCCGTATTCAAATACCCTTTGTAATTTTTTTCGCCGTCAATAACAATTCCATTTTTGATAACCTTTAAAAATATATCCTGCACAATATCCTCCGCCAGCTCCACATCTTTTTTGGTAAGCCGTTTAGCGAAACGTAAAGCATCAGGATAATATTTAACAAACTCCATCATTTTATTACGGCCAAAGCCCTGTTATAAAATTCAATTCTTTGCTCAATATGAGTAAGTCCACCATTGATCCGTTTTGTAATTTTTTTAATGTCACCAGTATCCGCAATTTCATTTAACCCGTGTGTCTTCCAAAACCAACCTGCGGATTTTGCCGCCCATTCCGGAAGCTCCAATAATTCAGGCTTTGAAATAAAGTCCATTGAAAACTCTTTGCTCAAAGCAGTGTAGTTAGCTTTGCCGGTTAATTGTATCAGACCCCTTCCTTTGAACTTCACCCCGTCACCAGGTTTATCGTTGCCCAGTTCAAGCCTTCCCTCATAGGCCTTGCCGTCTGCCAATTCTTTTACGTAAACAAGCGAGCCTGATTCATGTGCAATTTGAGATAAAAAGCCGGCAACCCTTAACCTGGTATTAATTTCAAAATCCCTCATAGCATCATTTATTGGAAGTAGAAATAAATCTATCCTATTATGATTTGCGTAAGGCATTATAGCTTTGAGTTGATCGGCAGTTATCATTTTGTTTCCTGATTAGGTTGTGATGGCTTAATCCCATCTTTAAGTTCAAGAAGTTGCGCCGGTGAAATGATCTTATAAAGTACCAGTACAAATACCGCATCAATCACTGATCCATAAAGCAAATGTACAGGATCTGTTATTTGTAAGGCAAAGATCAACCTCCCTGGAATGTATGCGAAAGTTGTTATAGAGAAAGCCGTAAGTTTTTCCGGTGAAGCAAACCCGCCAGTCTCGAAGCTCGGACGTATCCAATTTACAAACCCGTTAAATCTTGAAAAAATAGCCTCTTTGTTTTTAAAGTAAAACCACATCAATAGCAATACTGCCGGCAGCGCATAGGCTATATACAGCCATTGAAATTCTACTAAGTATTTAATAACATCAGATATTTTCATTTTAACGGAAATTTTTTACTTAAAAAGCGGTTGGAAAAATATACAACTATTGAAGCTGCAAGCCCCCAAAATACTACCGATGCGCCGTGTGATAATTCTCCCATAATCCCATAATAAGCTACGGACGTTCCCATCCCTAAGAAGAAATCTTTAATCCATTCTAAAACAATATCTACAATACTCGTGTTGTTATCCATATATGCCTAATTTAACCTACGTTCTAAGAAATCCCTGCCCCCTTTTTGGGCAGTGGGTTCACTAATAAGAAAACAGGAATCTCGAAATTCCTGTTTTCATTCTTTTATAAAATCACCCATCGCCACAAAGAAATTTTTAGAAACATCTACTCCTTCAAACAAAGAAAGATTGATACTATAATCAACTTCCTCTTCCTGATCGAGGATAACCCTGATCTCTTCATTATATTTATCTTCAACCTCTTTCTTTATTTTTAAAGAGCCTTCAGGCTGTCCCTCTATTTGTTCCCCGTATTCCTTAAATAATTTCGCATTGGCTTTTTCAAATGACTTAACTATTGAAATTGTTTTGTCTTCAAACCTGCCTAATCTATAAGCTAAGTTTGAAGGTACTTTTTCGTTAAAGTTTTTTACGGCCATGTAGGCTGTCACTATTTTTTCTACAGTTGCTTTCATTTAATTAGTTTTAGTGTTTTCAAATATAATAAATTCCTTAAAGATTCCGTAGCTGTTATTGTAGGAGTAAGATTTTTATCTATTAGGCTGCTGCTTTTACTTCAACCATTCCACATATTCCAGTCGCATCGCCTGCCACAGCTCCCGTTCCTACGGTGGCAGTTACTTTTAAAATATTAGTATTACTTAACGTAAGTCCTGTTACCTTTGTAACTTTAGCATAAGCATTAGTTGCTGCACCCGTTGTGTTCGCTGTTGCTATACATCTTACCGTTGTTGCTGAATCTCTTATTACAAGAATATTAATGATAAAATCCGTTGATGCTGAAATACTCAATGCCCCACTATCAAATATTAATGTACCTGCAAAATATGCTCTTAATTGCTTAGTGATACCACCAGTAGAGGTAAGTTGTAATCCATATTCAGCATCTATTTTATCTCCATTTACATTCAGCGTATTTGCCATTGTGGTATAAGTGTAGATGTCTGTTTCGGCTGTTGAGGTAGTTGTAGCAACATCTGCAAAGAAATCCTTTATAGTGCCACCTAATCCATATCTTACTAAAGATGTATTGGTGTTATAGAAGTTTCCATTAAATTCTTTTGTACCTGCAACAGCAGTACCTAATAATGTATTAGATGTTAGTATAAGTGTGCCATCAAATCTACTTGGGCCTCCTGAAAATGTAAATCCTTTAATACCTGTTCCAGCTGAAGTAAATGTTGCCCCTCCCCCACTATTTACATTAACTCCAATATAATTACTAGCATCATACAACCAACGCTGTGTATAGTTATTTGTAATAGTAGTTCCTGAACCTGCTAATGACTGTGTAACGTCTAATACCGATGAATTAGTTATTGTTAAAGCTGTGGTTTGAGGTGTATAAGTTCTACCTATAATTACAAATGATCTTTGAACGGGTATAATACCATCAACACTTTTTAAAACTGCACCAAGATTATACTTTATATCTACTACTTCCGTTGCTGTTGTTTGTGAAGTTAATGCTCCTGCTGTCCATAGTAATCCAGGTTGTGCGCCTCCTGTGTGTACTGGTTGGGTGTATGCAATAAATGGTGTTGTGCCAGAGGATAGTACAGACATAGTATGTGTCTGCTGTCCAACATTGGTAATATATAAACGTGTAATATTGTTTGTAATAATTGCCAAATTGCCATTATCAACTCTGCCTATTGTTGCTGAATATAGTGCAAATGTGCTTTGTATTGCCCCTGTGGCGTATATGGCTCTTTGTGCAGAACCAGTAACATTTGTACCATTAACAGGAGGCTGAATGTATAATGTAGCAAATGATGTACTTGCGGATATTGCATTTGTTGCATTAACGGTACTTCCTAATAATGAGTGAATAGCTAAAACACCTTGATCTCCACTTCCTGTTAAATCTGTATAAGTATTAGCCCTTACCCTTAATCCTATTCCGTTTGTAGTCCATGCGTTAGATGTTACATTTTCTGTAATATCTAATGATGCTACTGGCGTGGTTGATCCAATACCGACAAGTCCAGAGAAATTATTGGTAGCTGTAAACACATTAGCCGTACCAAGTAAAGCATCTCCCACCGTCCAGCTTCTATTAGCTGAAAGATCAAAAGCAGTTCCATTGATAGTTAATGTTCGCGCATTGGTAACAGGCACATATCCTAAGTTGCCTTCTGCGATTGCCCAATTAGCTTGTGTGTTCCCAGGAGTATTGACCAGCGCCCGAACCGTATCTCCTATATTTACAACCTGAGCTGTTGGCAATGTTCCGCCAACAGACACAGTCCATATATCGCCTTTTAAAATTGCGCCCGCTGTTCCTGAGCCACCAGACGAAGGATAAGCATTTACTGAGGCATCAAAATTACCTCTGTCATCCCATAACCCAACTACTAAAGAATCTGCGTAAGCCTCAGCTGTTGATACGGCCGCTGTAACATCAGAAATTAAAGCAATGGTTCCCGAATTGTCGGGAAATTGGAAAAACCGATCTGCTGTTAATGAATTTGTAGTTAATTTAGCATAATATCCATTGTTTGAAATATCAATGGAAAAAGTTGGATCTGACACTAAAGACACTCCAGATACAGACCTAATTGATATATTACTGATTGAGTATAAATCAATGTATCCAGCTGGAGCATAAAGTTGAGTAAGAACATTTGATGAAAGCCTAGCTACATTACTATCTAATTGAATATTAGAATTACTGTTAGTATATGATTCAATTCTATTTGATTTAATTAAATCATTAAATGTTTTTATTCCATCTATAGATTGATCATCAAGCAAATTAATACTTGAATTTGCTATTTCATTTAATACTTGCCTAGTATTGGCGGCGGTCGTTTTTCTCCCACCCGACAATACTTTTGAAGAAATTAAATTCAACAGTTGAATAACAGTGCTTGCCATATTTTAATATTATAAATTTAATTTGCCCATAAATAACCTTTTCCGGAAACATCAATCTTTACAGTAGTTTCAAATCCGGCAATAAGCGAAGGTTGGATAAGCAACATACTTTCCTGCACCTCTACATTAAATGTCATCCGCCCCATCATTGAATTTACCGCATCATTTCTCCCTGAGTTTGCAATATTTATATCCCCGCAATAAACCCTATGAATCAATGGTGCTGCATATCCCAGCGTTTTGTAAATCGGATTGTCTAAAATATACCTGCACAAACCTATTAATTTTTGTAACCGGATTGCCGCCCGGTAATCACCGTCTTTGGCCGAATTAGTTTTTGCATTAGTATAAAAATCAATATTATAAATATATGATCCTTTAATATTTCCATGATAATCTTTTAAAGAATAATTCCCGGATGCAAAAGAAATATTTATTACCGGCAATCGCTCCTTATCTTCTGGGTTAATGTTTTCAATTAAAATGTCTGCATCAATTTCAGCATCATAAGTTAAAACAAACTGATGGTTAATTTCATCTTTTAAAATCTCTCCTATCCTATCTCTGATAAGTTCAAAATTATGGCGTGGTATAATTTCAGTTATCTTACTCATAATCTTCCAGGATGCAGGTTATAAGCCCTACCGTTTCATTTGGATACCAGGATTGAATGATATAATTTTTCAATATCCCTGTACTATCTTTTACTGATACTTTATGGCCTTTCAAATTTACTTCTCCATTTGAGTCCCGCACCGGGTAATTTGAAACGGTAAGGAATTTTTCCGAAAATGAAATATGTGCCTTTTTGGAATTAATCATATTGCCATCGGTATCAATCCCTAAATGATGCTTACTGTGAATCCCTGTGATAGTAGCAACTTCAAGCGTAGGGGCAAGGAAACTAATTAAAATCCCAAAATCATTTAGGTTAGATGTTATTGATTCAATATCCGCTTTTGCCTGATCTCTTAGTCCCATTTTTCTTTAATAAAAAAGGGAAAGTTTTTAGACCTTCCCTTCATTTCAACCATTAAACTTTCAGCTATGAAAGATTATTTATTTTTTAATCCATAAAGAATAGAGTTCCTCTTTGCTGGAATTTGCTTTAAATCTTATTTCTGATTCCGTCAAATCACGGATCATTTCAACGACCGTTATTTCGTCAATTGATTTAACTTGTAGTGCGGCCGGTGGTATTGCAACTGATTCAGCTGGCAAAGAAACCTCCTTGCTTTTCTCAGATGCCTTTTTCTTTTCGCCACCAATCAATTCCAGAAACCCCAATTTTACAAGCTCGTCCGCCCGGCCTTCCCTGAAATTGTTTTCAAAAACAATATCACCTGAGTTAAAGATTTTATTGTTTAGCGCACCCACTGAAAGGGCAACGACTTTATATTTCTTAATGTCCATTAAGCTACTGCCTTCATTGTGTAGATTTGATCTACCGCAACTGGTATCGCGATACCAGCTGACTGAATATCAAAATCATGTACCGCTTTTCTTTGGTCAATAAATTCACCAACAACATAAGCACCTTGTACTGGTAACTGTCCAGGCTGTCCTATCAATTGCGGAACCGCTGAAAATGCCATCTTGAAGCGTGGTTGCATTGGAATCAAAACTGCTTTCTTTGGATCAATGTAAGCAGTTTGCACGCCACTAGTGGGATCATCATAAAATTGTGGGTAAGCCCAAAGATTTACTTTATATGATCCACAGGTAAGAGTACCATGGTAAGTCATACCCAGCGCTCCACGTTGTGGGCCTACGATTTGATCGAGTGCCATGTTAAATAAATTCTGACGTGTTAAGAAAGTCGTATTTTTAAACAGGTCAGAAAGTGCAGTTGATCCGCAGATTGCATTGAAAGTCCCATCAGCAGATTTTCCAACCTGACGTAAGAAGTTGCAACCGTTTTCAAATTGTTTGTACACATCAGAATTCGCAGCAAAGTAACCACCGGCACCGCCGACATTCAAATCTACAAGTGAGGCAGCCTTTCTTTTAAAGTCAATATTTATTCCCGATACCAGGGTTACGATACCCGTTAAAAGAACCTGAGAAGCCTGAAGCTCATAAGACCTTTCAATTTTATCCTGAAGGTCGCCGATTCTATCCGCTACCGTAGTAGCAAGTGCCGCAAACAATGGGGCTTGTGCATTGCCCTGTGATCCCAGAACTCTATCGTAAAGATCAAGTTGTGTCGCATCAAAATACTCACGGAAATATGGTGGCACAAATATTTTTTCCGTTGACCTTGAAAAAGTATTTCTGTTACCTTCCGTTCCCCGGATCACATCAACTGCGATTTTTTCAAAACCACGTTGAACTTCAATCGAAATTTCTTTCGTTGGAGAAGTTACCGTTGGGAAAAATGATCTTAGAAATGCAACCGGTGCAATTCTTTGTTGATAGACATCAACCAATGTCTTTGTGAACAACGCTCTAAAATCTGATATTGGAATTGCCATCGTTTTATTATTTATAGATTAATTTTTTAAATTCTTTTTTTATTTTCTACGACAAATTTTTAATTATCGTAATCAGTCATTTCAGTAGATGCACGTAAGATGATTCCCACGGTGTCCGCAGCAATCCTGTCTCTGAAACTTCTGTCAGATACCACGGTATCTAAAGTAGTTCCTGAGTGGAATAATACTTTCCCTTCTGCAACATCACCGGCTATGCAAATTGAAATTTGTACCGTTGCACCTTCAGCTACATCAATATCATGCGCCAATATTCCAACAGGGAACTGGCTGCCATCCGAAGCCGTAGCC